GTCCACATTTCCCATGCGCCAAGCATCCAAATATGTTTATCCACCGACGGGTGATCCCTTTGGTACACATCGAACTCATTATTGAACAAGTACCAACACCCAAACGAACCATCTCCCGCATTACACTGGTCTTCTGTACACTGAATAGAAACACCTCTCTTACTTGCACCCTTAGTTGATGCATGGGGTTCCTCATCACCATTGGGGCCGCAATCCTCAACTATGGGGTCTTCGTCGGTTTCAGCTTCGCCTTTAACACTAAACAACGTGGATAGGTCAAAATCCCAATTGACTGCACGTGGCTCATTTCCTCGATAGACTCTGAGACCTTCTCTAAATGCTTTTGCAATACTCCCATTTGCTTCATTGAAAACACTATTGACGTCAACAATATGCCTACTGAAGTTCACCAATTTATAATAGTAGAACTCCATCTCAAAGTCTGTCACGCTCCACCATGGAACTTGAAAATTTAGATCAGACCCTAACACTCGATAGTATTCACTTAAGGGAGCTCTCCTTCCAAATCGGCAAAAGTTTTGGGGTTGGTTAACTCGAGCAATATACTGCGTATAATTTGTTGTATAATCTTCGATATTTCCACGCACTGCACTAGCATAATGATCTGTATTCCGTACATAAAACCATTTACCTGCGCACCACAAAGTATTGTCAAGGAATGATTTATTCTTCCCATATCGTACTTGTTGGTGTAACACGTTCTTCTTAAAATTCACTACAAATTGATAATCTCCAGCACTATATAACTCTTCGGGCTCATAAACCAAAAGGCGATTATACAAACACCCATTGCATTTACAGAAGCAAACACTCAACTTAGGGTCATCACACACACAATTTTCACACTCATATGCGACAGCTCTTTCTAGTAACCATCTACTTGGACCGAATTCTGAGTCATCAATATCGTCCATTTGTGCTTCACCTTCTATAAAATCTTCAGGTGTTAGCCTTACTCCTATATCATCAATCAAATGACGTGTCACAACATCTCCTTTTGATACATATAAACGTTCTAGCTGTTTCAACTGAGACGCATTCAGATATTTAACAATTAATTTTTGTCGTTCTAAATGAGCAATGCATCGTTTTACTATCAAAGCTTCCATCTCATCATATGACATTGGACCCATCTCTGGAGCTCCAGCAATATTGGAATCCATCAAATAGAAATCCAAGTATGTTGTATCGCCGATATCTATCGTCATCATATCAACATTAACACCTCCTTTCTTGACCACCCTAATCAACATATCTCGACGTCGCCATAAGGCCTCAACTTTGGCTATGGTGTTTGGTTTCGGGAAATCAACATTCGTAGTCATTCCTATCAGCTTGGATGTAAAAGCTCGTCCTTTTTCATTTGTATCCGCCATAGGTAATATTTTGGGCACATTAGATTTCAACTGAATGAACTCAAAATACGGGTCATACATAATTGGATTCGTTACCTGAGCGAAATCATCTAACGCCACGGCAAATTGATGAGAGTAATCTGACCAGTATTTTTCTGCCATTTCTCTTGGATAAATACGACGAAATACGGCTATACCATATTCATCACAGATTTTATTAATTATCCTAGGCAGGAGAAAACTTTTACCAGTTCCTTGTTCTCCAAAAAGGCAAAAGCAAAATGGATCTGTTTTAGCAACCACATTCAGAGGTGCTTTTGCTACTTCATTACTTAACTTTATTATAGCTGTGTGACTTTTCAAAAAAGCTGCTGTTATAAGTTGATGGCCACCTCTCGGCATACGATTGAACCAATCAAAATACACATCTCCTTGATCTCTCAATTTAAATATATCATTCCTCATCTCTGGGTTCATCGTGACAGCCATCCTCGTATGGTCGGTATCCACCTCACTAACTTTTCTCATCCACTCCATAATCTCTTCCTTCTTCTCAGCTAAGATCGTAAGTGGATGCCAATGTGGTGCTACATAATCTGCAACCGCTTTCACAGCTATATCCATTCCTTTCACTACAGTATCAAAAATGGTGAATGCACCCCGCAAACCATTTCCAATTTTTCCGATGTTTTGCATCTTATCACCAAACTCCTTCATTGCTGCATCTACAGCTCCTTTAGGTGGTGAATGACCATAAACAATCGTCCCTCCTATCATTGCGATAGCTAGAACCACTTTCGTCAGATCTTCTACTTGAGCTTCTCCTTCGACTGTGGTCCTCCCCTCCTTATCTTGACTCGGGGTAGGCATTGTGGGGATAGAATCTTCTCCATAATGTTCAGTCCATGTGGACATAAAACACGTCTGGATCGCCCGCATAATATCTTTCCCGATAGCTTTTACTACCTTAAAGTCCATTAGCAAATTTGCTATTATTAGCATTCTATCCAACCAGGTCTTCACTTGCGTTAATAAACGCAATGCAATAATGACACGTGGTACAAATTGCGGCAAATATGTCATTATTGTATCAGGATTGTTGGCCATCACTCCAGCTGTTACACGTGGACCAACTTCATCTGGATCATTGGCTGCCATCCAAGCAGCTAACTCATCTTTATCTTTAAAGGGAACACATTTACCTAACTTACCGGTAAATTTCTCAAGAATTCCGCGAGACGTAGATGCCACTTTGGACACATCATCTAGAGTGGAGTCAAACTTCTCAACTCTTTCCCGCCCAAAAACAAGATTCTCTATCACTTGGGCCTCACCTTCTATAACGTCCCGCTTAGTATGAACCGTAGCAAACAACAGTCGAAATTGCTGGTCGCGCAAAGTCCTACAAGCTGAACGAATCTCAAAGGGCATACTTTCATCTTTAATCAAAGTATTCAATTGATTAATTGAAGTTCGTATAGCATTTAATTGTTTAGAGAGTACATCAAAAGCGATATTTCTTTTAATCGTAGCCATCGTAACAGTTTAAATTCAAATAAAAGATGGTAAGTTATTTCTCATCCACTATCGTCCCATCACTACTAATCCACTATTACTAACTCATACTTAGAGGAAACGCACATCACCAAGGCAGGCTACTACTCCTGTTATCCCTGATAGTACAGCAATCCAATACGAGCTTTCAAACATGGTTTTCACAAATGGTATTGTCGTGAAGAGTTTTCAGAGGACTCAACTCCTCAAAGTCGTGGAGTGGCTAACCAAACCTCCCACCAACTCTCTTAGGTCAAGCTTACAAGGCTTGATCATAAGACTGGTACACGCTCCAATTTGAGCATTTTTGCCTTAAACTAGCCCCTGTGCGGGCTCGGCCGAGATGTTAAGATCTCTCTTTGCACCAAACCTAAGATTTTAAAACATAAAACATAGAACATAACGTCACAAACAAAACAACGATGCATGAAAACAAAACATTTAAATGACTTTTTATTGTTATTTTATTATTATTTTAATTTTAAACTAATATTTATGAAATAGACGTGAATACGGTTTTATCACAGATAAAACACGGTGGTCCAATGTAATACGATAATGTAAAATCATCACCTGCTGCATGGAACAATATATATTCCACTCCCGTGCTTATAGAAGCATCGGGAACCCGTGAAGGAAACAGATGAATCTCAAGATTTCCAACTACTGATGATTCGATGAAATTACCAACAACTTGAGTAATAGGTAAACAAGTTACCTTTTGAAATGTAAAAGAAGTGAAAGGCACTTCAATCTGAAAATCAGGACTAGCTGATAAATTTTGATAAGTTACTGCATTATTAAAAAGCCCTGATGGTATTAATACATTATCCGCATTGTATTGATAAATATCATGTAAATTCGGTTTGAACGTAGCTGTAAGGAAAATATCTGCATTCTTCGAACATGGTGTTAACAATGCAATCCTTTGCGAGCCTGAATAAAAAACATATGATGAAGCCCAATGACCTAACAGATCATATGGTGCTGAATCAACAAGCGGACCATTAAGAGTGTTATACCTAGTAAAACCCGGGTACATCGGCACTCGTATCCGCTGTGCTGTTGGTGCAGGCAGAATATTCAAATTCTGTATCATCATCATGGTTTTCCGTTTTAATGTATTCCGCAAATCCATATGATCTTCGCCATCCATAAATTCCTCATTTGATGTCACTTTCCCACTAGAACCTTGCGTTACGTAATTTGAATTTGGTAACGCCACACTACGGTCAACTGTCCATGCAATTTGCGCAGGTGCTTCCTCAGCTTGAGCCTCTCCCTCTATAATTTCTCTTTTAGTCGCAGGTATCCATGGGAATGCTGTAAATGGTGGATGATTCTCACTTGGATAATGAACACGAAAATCATCTCCGCCAGAAATACTAATGTTCATCTGAACAGTTGCAGCGACACCCATCGGAGCAACCAATGGATTTAACACACTAATATTAAATGAACCCAAGATATTAGAGGATCCTCGCGTGCCATAGCTAACATTAGCTGTTGCATCATAGGTAGCATTAGTATTTAATTTCCATGGTGTTTTAGAATAATATGGACAAGTAAATTGAAAATTCTTCATTCCGTTCTTAATGTCCATAGTCATAGATGGATTAGTATATAAATCTGGATAAGCTGAATTTGTGTCTCGATTTGGTTTAAAACTACACATTAATTTCCCAGAATGCAATCCTGTTGTTGCCAAGGAGATCGTATAAACAATCGAACCTTTCCACATATCATGTTTACAACACGCCCAACCAAGATTAGAATACGAAGCATAAAATATACTTGGACTAGCATCCTGCAATAAAACATACCCGGGAAATACGGGAAATGAAAATAAAACCGCTCCAGATGGAGCTGAAGTCGGCCACTCAAGGATCTTAACAATTGATGGAATCTTAACAATTCTACTCAAATCCATTTCCTTTCTATTATCACCAAAAATGTCTTCAGCATGAGTCGTCTTAGATGTTGATGACAAGCCTAGACGCTGAGACGCATCTAATCCAGCTCCAAAAGCTGCTCCTCCAAGAGAAACAGTTTCATTTAGAGTTACTAAATCTGACACACTTGGTTTATCACAATTAGCTTGAACTATATTATTCACCGCGTTTACAGTTTTATTAACAGAGTTCATAGCCCCTTTATAATCTCCTGATGTAAAAGAATTTATAGCTGCTGCTCCTGATGTAATTCCTGTTTTAACATCTTCCATCTGCGCTTCTCCTTCAATAATTCCCCGTCCGGGTTCGTAAACATCACCGGCGTTATTCAATCTCTTAGCAGTAGTTGGTAATGAGAATGGACGAATGGGAACATGTAATCTTGGCTCTTTAGCATAAAACCAAGCAGTTATATTTACAGAATTAGTACTCGTGGGGACAACTTGTAATGGATTAAAAACATCCAC